AGGATCGAAGATGACTTCCGCTTACGGCGCAACCGATGGCGAGCTTCGCAACGGTGTTCTTGGAAACCTTCTTGGCTTCCAGGTAATTGAGCACCCACTACTAACCCACACCTCGAACCGTCCAGCAGCAATTGCTTACCACGGTCCTTCGGTTGGTTTTGTTGGACAGCTTGACAAGGTTGAGTCGGGACGTATGGAGCTAGCTTTTGCTGACTTCGTTCGTTCATTGAACGTTTACGGTGCGAAGGTTCTTCGCGCAACTGCCGTTCAGACTTACCTCCCAGCTAGCTAAATCTAGCAATTGAGAGGAAGCGACCTCTCTTTGAAGTCGCTTCCTCTCTCCACAAATTTATGAAAGGCGCTCGATGAGTTGGACCACACCTCAAAATGTTCTTGATCGTTGGATCGGTCCAGGCGTTCCAGATGACACGGAGCTTATTGCGCAGCTAATCGCCGACGCTGAAATCGTGATCCTCAGCAAGTATCCGCTAATTCAAGAACGTATCGATGACGATCGTCTCTCAATTGACGCAGTGATTTTTGTAGTTGTTCGAATGGTTACCCGTCAACTTCGTAACCCTGAAGGTTTGACTTACTGGCAGCAAACAACCGGCCCGTTTGGTCAAGCAAGAAATTACGGAAACGCTAATCTTGGCATTTGGCTAAGTGAAGAAGAGGAAGAAATGCTTTCTCCAAAGGTTCGAGGAAAAGCTTTCGAAGTGGATCTTGCACCAGACGCAACAATCATTGGTGTTGTTCGCTTTACCGAAAGTCAGCTTGGATCGATAGAAACTATCGGAGTATTTCCTGAAGAAGGTATTTAGCAAATGAGCTTTATCCGCGGCGGCGAAACTATCGTCATCAAAAGACGAACAGGCACTTCAAAAGACGATTGGGGAAACTCTACTTATTCAGTAGCAACCATTACCGTCAAAGATGCTTTGTTAGCAATTGGCGGAACTTCCGAACCTGTTGACCCGACAAGAGACGCAATCGATGCAACCGTTACTTTGTATCTGCCAAACGGAACAGAGATCCAGGACGGAGATCGATTCTTGATCCGTGGAACTGAATGGGTAAAAGACGGAGACGCACTTGAATGGATCTCACCGTTCCCTGCATCGCCGGCCGGAGTTGTTGTGAAAGTCCGTCGCCGCCGTGGCTAGCAAAATAAAAATTGTCATTGACGAAAAAGCTCTTGGAGAATTTGTTACTCAAAACAAATACATTCGCGACGAGCTAGTTGGTGTTGCCAGACTAGTGGCTGCCGAAGCTCAATCAACAGCTCAATCGGCGCAGAACGGACCTGGCGGAACAATTGACGGTTATGCCGAAGCTGGCTTTTCTGTTGTTTGGGAAGGACGTGGCGGAAGACGTCCACGCGTGAACGTTGTTTCAAACGCCGACATAAACATGTCTTTGCGAGCAATGTTTTACACGATGAAACGTGACGGAGTGGATCACCTCCGAGCTGCACTTTACAAATTTACTAAACGAGGTTGACATGACTAGTTGGATCTATTACAAAGACGTTGAAAAAGAACTTGTTGAATTTTTTGTTGACAAGCTTGGAACAAGCGTAAACGTTTCAACTAAGAAGCTTCCCGCCGACGATCCTGACGCAGTTGCCAATCAGCTAGTTTTGACAGTTTCACCGTCTGGCGATAAAACTCCAGTAACCAGGTTTTACGGAGTTGTTCTCGAGATTTATGCCGAAGATTATTCGGAAGCTTCAAATCTTTCCAGATCCGTTGAAATGTATCTGCGTCAAGCTCCAGAATTCACTGATTCAATAAAACGCGTCGACATAGTTTCCGGCCCGATTCGTTTAGCTGAAGAAGGTTTGCAAGAAAAAAGAAGTCTGTCTGCGGATCTTGTCGTGAAAGCTTTTACAGACTAAAAAACTTCCGTGCAACTCGGCACGGGGAAAACCTGGGACGACGTCCTGGACCTTTTCAAAAGGAGAAACACTATGGCACTCACTGCCGAAAACGTGGTCGTTGGTATTACTGGCAAGGTATACGTCGGCCCAACAACTGCAACTGCACCAACCTCGTCAACTGCAACTCTTACGGGCTTCACGGATCTCGGTTACGTTTCCGCTGACGGCGTTGAGTTTGCAACCGACCGTTCAACCAACCAGATCCGTGCTTGGCAGAATGCTGACTTGGTTCGCGAGGTTGTAACCGAAGGAACTGTTACTTACAAGTTCATGCTTCTCGAAACTACTCAAGACGCAATTGAAGCTTACTTCGGTGGCAGCCTGGTTGACGGCAAGCTAGAACTCAACCCAACTGCAACCGGCGGACGCAAGTCGTTTGTCATCGACGTAGTTGACGGAGCAAAGGCAATTCGCCACTATGTTCCATCTGGTGAGATCCTCACCGTCGAAGCTCAAACCATTGTCAACGGTGAAGCTCTTGGATACGGCATGACCGTAACGGCTTACGCTGCCGATGGTCGCGTCGCTGACATCTTCTTCAGCGAGTTCGAGTAAAAAGCTCCGAGGAGGAGGGTTGAGCGGTCGCCCTCCTTCTCGGTTTTTACACAATCACCGCTCACAAAATCGCTACATCTAACGAAAGAGAACCGCATGAGTTACAAATTTACTGTTGACGAAGTTGAATTCGAAATTCCCGAATTTGCAAACATTCCGGCCGGCGCACTTAGAAAAGCACGCAAAGGCAATGACGACATGGACAAAGCATTCACGATCCTGGAAGAAGCTTTGGGCGTAGACTCGCCAGCAATTCTTGCTTTGGACAAAATGTCAATCACCGAGTTTGGCGTTTGGCTAGAAGGTTGGACCAAAGGCGCACCATTGGGGGAATCTTCAAGCTCCTTGAGCTAATCGAGGAGCATCCGGCTGAAGTTGCTTACGATTTTAGAAGTCGTTTCAACTTGTCTTATGAAGAAATTGGACGAACCGTTTCGTATCTGGAAGCAATACATTTGGTTTCAATACTTCTCAAAGATCCTTCTTCCTGGTTACAAGCCGCCAGGAGCAAATGGAAAAACCCTGTTTCGCGCGAGTGGATACTTCAAGCGCACGCTTACGATTTGACAGCTCGGATCAATTCCAAGCAGAAACCAAAACCGTATCCTGTTCCGTGGCCCGAAAATGGCACGCAGAAAATTGGATCTAACAAGCCGCAATCTCGAAAAATGATTTTGTCAAGACTCGAGCAAATGAACCCTAAGGAAAACTAATGGCAAGCAGTGCACTCGCAACGGCGTTTGTGAACATTGTTCCTGGAACTCAGGAGCTTGAAAGTTATCTAAAAACTGGACTTCCGGCCCAAGGTGCAAAGGGTGGAGAAGGACTTGGCGAAGGCGTCAAAAAAGGTTTTGGATCTAAGATCAAGGGACTTCTTGGACCGTTAGCTGCGGGTTTTTCGATCATGGGAATTGGTCGATTTGTTGGCGACATGTATCAAGGAGCAATTGAAGCTCAAAAGGTTGATGCCGTTCTTGGCAAGGTTGCTGAGTCGATGGGAATTTTCGGATCTGAAACTACTGTTGTCACGGATCGTCTAAAAGATTTTGCAACTGCGCAAATGGGAATTACTGGAACTGATGACGAAATTATCAAAGGCGCTCAAGCTAAACTTTTGACTTTCAAAAACCTGGCGGCTTCAGCTGGTGAAGCTGGCGGAATGTTTGACCGTGCAACTGTTGTTGCTCAAGACATGGCTGCCGTGTTCGGCGGATCTGCTTCGGATAAAGCCGTGCTTTTGGGTAAAGCTTTGAACGATCCTGTAAAGGGACTTGCGTCTCTTTCTCGCGTTGGTGTTCAGTTCACAACCGATCAAAAAGACATGATCAAGGGAATGGTCGAAGCTGGCGACGTTGCCGGTGCTCAAGCTTTGATCATGAAAGAACTTGAAACTCAAGTCGGTGGAACAGCAGCAGCTTCCGCAACAGCTGGCGAAAAAATGAAAGTCAAATGGGACGATCTGGTTGAAACCGTTGGACAAAAGCTAATGCCGATTTTCAACACCGTTGCCGACTACATCACAAACACCGTTATTCCGGCCCTTGAAAACTTTGGCGCTTGGATACAGGACAACAGCAAATGGTTAGGTCCTTTAGCAATAACGGTTGCATCGTTTGTTGCTGCTTGGGCAGCTTTCAGTTTTGTTTCTGGACTTATAGGACTGATCCAAGGTCTTGCCGTCGTAATGGGAATTTTGCAAATTGCAACCGTCGGATCTGCAGCGGCTAAGTGGGCGGAGAACATGGCTTGGCTAGCTTCTCCAATTACTTGGATCATTCTCGGCATCATGGCAGTTGTTGCAGCAATTGTTCTAATTGCAACTCAAACAACCTGGTTCCAAGACATGTGGAAAGTTATGGTTGACGCAGTTTCTGCAGCTTGGGAATGGCTTTGGGGAATGTTGAAACCTGTGTTTGATTTTATTGGTGCAGCTTTCAAGATCCTTTGGGACTATTGGATCAACCCAATTATTACGCTTTGGCTTATCGCGTTCGCTGTTTTAGCTAAAGTTTTTGAATGGCTTTACAACACGGCGATCAAACCAGTGTTTGAACTTATTGGTGCAGTGTTCAATTGGCTTTGGAAAAACATCATTGATCCAGTTATCAAATGGGTGGTTGGCGCTTTTGAAGCTGTCGGCAAAACTGTTTCTAATGTTTTTGGCGGAATTGGCAAGTTTATAAAAGACACGTTTGACGGAATTGTTAGCATTATCCGCGGACCAGTAAACGCAATCATTGATCTAATCAATGGCATGATCGACGGTTTGAACAAGATCCAAATCAAGGTTCCTGATTGGGTCCCTCTAATTGGTGGGCAAACTATTGGTTTCAACATTCCAAAAATTCCTCGCCTGGCTAAAGGTGGTTTTGTCAACTCTCCAACAACGGCGCTAATTGGTGAAGCCGGCCCGGAAGTTGTTACTCCGCTAAAAGACTTTGAGCGAATGATGGGACTTGACGGCAACGGCGGAAGCGGTAAAACTATCAATTATTATGCAGCTCCAAACCAGTCGCTTGACTCGGAGCAAGCTTTGTTCATGGCTATGAAACGCGCGAAAACGGTGGCATCTTGGTAAACATTGAAATTTCATTGACGGGCGAAAACGGCGACAAGCTAGTTTTTGATGATTCAACTTTCATTCTTGAACGTGGCTTTCGCGGGTTAGGAATTCCAACTCCAGTTGTGCGCATTGATAAAGGTGCAAGCGATGGCGGAGTTTTCCGTTTTGCTAAACGAGACATTCGTCAGTTGGATCTGCCAATTGTGATCCTGGGAAGCGTTGAAGAAAACTTGCGTCGCCTGGCTAAGATCCTTCGCGGCAAAGTTACTCTCACAGCAACGTTTCAAACGGGTGAAGCTTTTCAGCTTGAATGCTATTTCAACGGTGGCGCAGATACCGAATTTGGCGATAACGCTTCGGACAGTTTTTGCCGTTGGGTAATCGAGTTGCAAGCTCCTCAACCGTATTGGACTTCAACCGTTCCGCAAACCTTTTCAGTATCGGCAGCAACCGAAGCTCGTGGTTTGCTTTCTGCTCCATCAGGAACAACCAAAACTTTGAGCGCTTTGAGAGTAAAGTCTTCGCAAGCTTTGGGTTCTGTTCCAATTGAAAACCTGGGAGACATTGCTTCTCCAATTATTTGGCAAATCAATGGACCGGCAACTTCGGTAACAATTGATTTAGCTGGAATAGGTTTTGCTTACACTTCCGCAATCGCTAACGGTGAGACTGTTATTATTGACACCGAAGCGGGAACGGTAAAAGATCCTTCGGGCGTCAACATGTATGGCGGCTTAGATCTTGCACCGAAATTCTTTTCAATTCCGGCCGGAAGTTCCGTGGTTAGTATTGTCGCCGATGGCGCAGACTCAAACACGAAAATCTCTGGGTTCTTTAGTCCACGTCGTGAGGTTCTTCACTAATGTTTGTTACGGATCTAGTTGTTGAAGTTAGAGATTCAACTCTTGCTCGAGTCGGTCAGATCCGTCCTGTCGATCTTGTAGATTTTACGGCAGTGTTACGGTTCCAAGAAGTTGGAACTTGGTCAATACCGATTCGCGCCGATAACGTTCTTGCCGACGCTTTGCGAGCTCCTGGAGCTGGAATTATTGTCAACGGTCCAGGGTTTAGCTTTTCCGGCCCAACATCTTCAGCTAAACTTTCACAGTCGCAAACTGATCCTGTTGGCACTTGGGAAATTTCTGGTTTGACCGATGACGTCATTCTTGGCGAACGAATTGCTTACCCAACACCAACAACTGCGGATCTGTCTTTGCAAGTTGACGAATTTGATACTCGCACGGGTGTAGCTTCCACAGTGATCATTGGTTACGTTGATGCAAACATCGGTCCGTCTGCTCCAACAGCTAGAAAAATAGCTTCTCTTTCTTTAGCTGCAGATCCAAACGTCGGGTCAACGATTACGGCAAACGCAAAATTTGATTCTCTTGGATCTCTAATCAAGAAACTTTCTGCAATTGATGCTTTGGGTTTTACTGTTCGCCAGGTTGGTGACGGTTTAGAGTTTTTGGTTTATGCGCCAACGGATCGTTCGTCAACTATTCGAATGGACGTTGACAACAATCTTTTAGCTAAGTCCGAATACACTTATTCAGCACCAACGGCAACTCGCGTCATCGTTGCAGGTTCAGGATCTGGGACTTCTCGAGCTTTCCAGGAAGTAACAACTTCTTTATCTTCGGCTGCCGAAACTGCTTGGGGACGAAGAATTGAACTTTTCAAAGACGATCGATCAAATACTTCTTCGGAAGCTTTGACTCAAACGGGTGAAACCGAGCTTGCTGATAAAGGTAAAACTTTGGAAGCAATTAGCGTCACTCCAACCGATGACACAACGATGGAATACGGTTTGGACTGGAACCTGGGAGATAAGGTTTCGGTTGTTGTCGGATCTGAAACTATTTCTCAAATCGTTACTGAAGTGGGAATCAAAGTTTCGGAAGACGGAATTCGCGTTGGTGCAACAGTTGGTTTGCCGGCTGTCGCTGATGAAGATTCTGCAGTTGTCGAAACTCAAACAGATCAAGAGTCTAGGATCTCAAATCTTGAACGCAACACAACTGCGTCGGGAGGATCGACTTCAGGAACTCTTCCAACTGGAGGAACAGACGGGCAGATTTTAGCTAAAGCTTCAGCAACCGATTACGATGCTGAATGGATCGACAATTTTGCTGCACAAATAAAGCATGAAGTGAAGCTTGGCGAATCAATTGCTAAAGGTCAAGCTGTTTACGTTTCTTCAGCTAACGGCACAAACATGATCGTCAGTAAAGCTTCAAACGGATCTGAAGCAACTTCCTCAAAGACTATGGGTTTGCTTGAGACTGGAGGAGCAACCAACGATTTTGTGAAAGTTGTTACTGAAGGTTTATTGGCTGGCTTGAACACTTCCGCCGCAACAGCTGGAGATCCTGTTTGGCTTGGAACTAGCGGCAACTTGCTTTATGGTTTGGCGAACAAACCCGTTGCTCCCGCGCACATGGTTGCAATCGGTATTGTTACAAGATCCAACAGCAGCAACGGCGAAATTTTCGTCAAAGTGCAAAACGGTTTTGAACTGGACGAACTGCACGACGTTCTTTTGACAAGCGTCGCTGACGATAATTTGCTCGCTTATGATTCAGCTTCAAGTCTTTGGAAAAACCAAACGGCTGCTCAAGTTGGCGTTGCAGCTTTGTCTGGAGCGACATTTACTGGGCCGGTAATTGCACAATCGTTGAGATCCTCATTTGCTTCCGCTTCAGCTAGAAATTCGGCAATTCCTTCTCCAACTGAAGGAATGCTTTGTTGGCTTGAAGACGTCAATCAAGTAACAGTTTATTTGGGAGGAACTTCTCCAACTCCTGGAGCTGGTTGGTATCCTGTTGCTGGACAAATGCCTTTTTTCGACGTGCTAAAAACGGCAAACCAAACTGGAGTGGTTTCAAGCTCAATTACTCTTGTAACTTGGCCCACAGCAATAACAAATCGCGGAGGGTTCACTGTTGCGTCTAACGCCGTTACGGTTCCTCTAACTGGGCTTTATTCGATCAATGCCGCAGTTGCTTTTGATAGTGGAAACACGGCCGGAAACAATCGTCACACTTTGATTTATGTAAATGGTGCAGCTATTACTCGAGACGGAAGTCCACCAACACAAACCGTTGATGCAACAACTCGAAGCTTTATCAAAACCTATTTGACGGCGGGAGACGTTGTTGACGTTCGCGCTTATCAAACAAGTGGATCAAACATGAGCATTATTTCAACAAGAACTCGTTTCACAATCAGTTATGAGGGTCCATAATGTTTCAAATTATTTACACAACTTCAGGAACAATTGTTTCTCAGCACGCAAGTTTGCAAGACGCAATTTTGAACATGGAGCTCGTAGATTCAATTCCGTCAAAACACGAAATCGTTGAAGTGGCAGACATTGAAGAATCAACAGAAAATAATCAAGGAGAATAATGGCGCAAACAAGTTACCCGTTTGAAAACGCAGATACAACCGAAGGACAATTCTCGCAATTGTTCCGTCGACTTCAGTCAACTGGCGTTTCAGGATCTCCAGGGACAACTGATCTAAAAGCTTTTGGTGATTCGTCTGGAATGAACGTAAAGGTTCCGGCCGGTTACGCAATTGTTCGTGGTCACGCTTACAACAATGATGCTCAGGTGACGATGACTATTTCGGCAGCTTCATCACTTCCAAGAATTGACGTTCTTGTTTTGAAGCTAGATCCAACGGCAAACTCTATTGTTTTGAACGTTGTTGCTGGAACTGCAAATGCAAGTCCAACTGTTCCTTCTTTGACTCAAACTGATGAAGGCGTTTTCATGATGCCTTTAGCTCAGATCCTGGTTGGCGCTAACGTGACAACTATTTCTGCGGGTTCGGTTACTGACGTAAGAACTTTCAACGGAACTCAGTTTGGTCGTTGGACAACTGCAACACGTCCAGGATCTCCAACTGTTGGTCATGCAGGTTTGAACACAACGACGTCTTTGCCAGAATTCTGGAACGGATCTGCGTGGGTAACTTTCAACAACGGAATTGTTGCTGCTGACGTTTCGGCTGCCGAGCAAGCTAATTTAGTTGCGGGCAAGATCCGAGCTGGTGGAACTTCAAGCGGAACAGCAACGACTATTTTTGTTCAGTCAGGAACGCCGACAGCAAACGCAACTGGCGATCTTTGGTTCTGGTAAGAGAGTAACTCATGGCGTCCGGCTCAATTCAAATGAACGGTTCGGCAGACTTTACTCTAACTCTGACCGTAACCGAATCGGCTACAGATCCAACGGCGAACACTTCTTCGGCGGCTTATTCCCTTGTGATCAACCCGCCAGGAAACTGGGAAGCTTACAATCTAACTTCTTCAAACCAAAGCTATTCGATCAACATCAATGGCACGGTTATCAGCGGCAATTTCACTTACGATTTTAGAAGTCCAAACAACAACACGAACAAAACTGTCAAGTCTGGAACTGTTACAGGAATTGCTCACGAAGCTAATGGATCTAAAACAATCGCTTCGACTGCAACGGTAAACACAAACAACTCTGGAATTGGCGACGGAACTGTTGCTTCTTTCAACACGGTTTTGACTGACTTTGTTCGAGTTCCTGGAACGCCAGCAGCTCCAACGCTTGCAAGATCGAGCGACGGAATTACTGTGACAGTAACTTCGGCAGTTCCTTCTTCAGCCGTTTCAATTACTGATTACAATTTCAGATCCTCAACGGACAACGCAACTTGGTCGTCTGCCGTGTCGATGGGTTCTGACGGTGTTGCAACTTTTACGGGAACGGCAACAAGCGTTTACTTTGTTCAAACGCAAGCTTATTCTTCGGAAGGTTGGGGAAACTGGAGTTCAAGTAATTCAATTGCGGGAATTCCGTCAGCTCCGGCTTCGATCTCAACGGATCGAATCAATCGCAACGTTACCGTAACGGCAGGATCGTCAACGGATAATGGGTCAATGATCTCCGCTTACAAAGTTCAATGGTCAAACAATGGCGGAACTTCCTGGTCGACAGCTCAAACAATGTCTAGCCAGGTTTACACTTACGTTGATTTGCCGGCCGGAAAGACGTATCTTTTCCGAGTTCAAGCTGAAAACGGAATTGGTGCTTCAAGTTTCACGACAAGCTCAGGCGTTTTTATTGCTGCGGGTGGAAAGCGTTGGGACGGTTCGGTTTGGGTAAGTGCGTCTTCGGTAAAGCGTTGGGACGGTTCCGCGTGGACGGAAGTTCTAACTGCTAAGCGTTGGGACGGATCTGCATGGACGGATCTGAATTGATGGAAGAGCAAATTCTTGAGCTAACTCGTCAAGTAACAATTTTGAACGAGCGTTTACCTAATCACATAACTTGGACCGAGCGAAACGTCAAGGATCACGAAGTTAGGTTGCGCAACCTGGAAGAAAGAACTCCAGTAAATTTGCGTGAGCAGCTGCAAATGCTAAATCAATTCAAATGGGTAATGGTTGGCATTGCGGGAGCTTCGGGAAGCGTTGGCGCAATAATCACAAAAGTAATTGGAGGATAAATTGACAAAAAAGAAAACTGAAGTTCCTGAGATTCTTGAACCCGAGATCCTGGAAGAAGTTGAAAGCTTTGTTGCTGAGGATCTTGAAGAAGTTACAATTCAAGCTCCAAAGAAAATTGATTGGAATTTTCATGTTGTTGAAAGCGGAGATTCTTACGCTTCAATTGCTGCAATGCATGTTCCGGCCGGAATCACAAAACACGCTTATGCGCAAAAGCTTTTCAGCTTGAACAACGGTAAGACTCTTCTTCCTGGAAGTGTGGTGAAACTCTAATGGCGAAAAGTCAGTTTCCAATTGACGGAAAACTAGGGAAGTCTTACAAAGTAACTTCCAAGTTTGGTTGGCGAGTTCACCCGATAAAGAAAACAAAGAAGCATCACAACGGTGTTGATCTTTGGAAAGCCGGTAACCCTTATCTTGAAGCTTGCTTCGATGGAAAAGTTGTTGGCGTGTCAACGAGCACAGATCCAAACGGCGCGGGAAATAAAGTTGTTGTTCAATCGACTGTGATGGGCAAGAAAATAACTTGGACTTATTTTCACATGGTGAAGGGTTCGATCAAAGTCAAAGTTGGTCAGCGGATCGAAGCGGGAACTGTTGTCGGTCGAATGGGCCAAACAGGTTTTGCAACTGGTGATCATTTGCATTGGGAAATTTGGGCCGGTCATTTGAAATCTCAGCCTTTAGCTGGTTTTGCAACGGGCAAAGGTTTTTATGATCCGATGAAGTTCACGGCTGCCGTTGTTGACTGGGAAAAAGTAAACGTTGAAGCTCATCAGGAAACGCCAGAGTCTGCACCTGTCTCTGTTGCTCCAGCTCACTCAATTGAAGTTCCGCAAGTTGCTGTTGTTGCAGCTAGTCAACCAACGTTGAAGCTTGGATCTAAAGGAACTTCCGTAAAGCTTTTGCAAAAGAAGTTGAACCTGGCAGCCGACGGTGATTTTGGGCCAAAGACAAAAGCCGCCGTCATTGCTTTTCAAAAGAAAAACGGTTTGACTGCTGACGGTGTTGTTGGATCTAAAACTTGGTCTCTTCTTAAGTAACAAATAATTCGACCGCAGCTAGGAAAACAAAAAATGAAAATTCTGTGGGACGCAATAAAGAGAACCTTTGCTTTGGTTGGAACTGAAGTCGCTTTGATTATGGCTTCGGGTTCGATTATGGGAGTTGACGCTTGGAAAGCTGCCGTCATGTCTGGCATTGCAGCGGCTTTGAGTGTTTGGGCTGCGATTGGTCGTTCGTATTACAAAGACGGAAAGCTAACTTCTTCGGAAGTTGACGAAGCTTTCAACCAGGAATAAGATCCTGAAACTTGAGAACCCTTGCCTTTTGGTGAGGGTTTTCTTGTTACCAAAAAGTTATGTTTGATTGCGTTATCGATTGGGCATTTAGCTGATTCTTGAGAGAATAGACCTATCAAGCAAACGGCTTGAATTTGAGAAGTTAGGGAATCAAATGACCGAGATTAGAAAAGTATCAGCAGCTTTGAAGAAAGCTGGTTTCAATGCAGTGCCAAAGGGACGTTTTTACGGATCTGGTTACAAACTACAAACCAACATTTTCAACAAGATTATTCTTGGTTACCAGACTGGAATTCAAGAGATCCACGCTCGCGAAATGCTTGCAATGACTGCTGTTCTAGTCAATGCCGGTTTTGCTGTATCACGCGTCAACAATGACGAGTTGGTGATTGCATAATGTCAGTCGAAATTATCAAAGCAATGAGCAGCCAGGTT